TCATATGTCCACCTTTGTTAAAGATTGCTCCTTTTTTCAAATAACCACCTAAAAAGTTTCTACGGAATCTATTTGAGTTATTTGCTTCAGAACCATGTACACAATGTGAGTGTAACAATACCACTTGTCCTTTTCTTAAATAACCTTCTACTTTACGGAAATCATGTCCTTCTGGCATTACACATGGTTTACCTCTTTCATTTCTCCAAAATGTAGGATTAGTTTTTGTTCTATCTTCATCTACTTCAATTGGTAATACTGGTAATCTATGTGAACCTTCGTAGTTCCATACTGCTCCGTTTTCAGGATCGTGATTATCTAATGCCAATGCTGTGTTGATAATTTCATTATGTCCACAGCCTGTATAGAATGCGTTTTGGTGTTGGTCTCTACCTAATTGTCCTGGTGGTTTAAAATAACACCAAGTTTGCATTCCTTGTACTTCACCTTCCATTAAAAATTCACATGCTTCCAAAATTTTTGGATGACAAAATAACTTTTCTAATTTAGGTGAAAGTTTGTGTGGGTATGCAAATGGATCCCAATCACCCCATTCTTTACCATCTTCGGTGGTAGTACCAATTCTATCTTGTCTTAATTTTTCTAATTCTTCGTTTACTTCATCAACCTCATCTTCGGTTAATAACTCTAATACGGTGAATCCTCTATATCTCCAATCGAATGTAATTTGTTGTACTTCTAAATCGGTTAGATGTTTGAAATTGCTCATATAACTTATTGTTTATTTTTTATAAATATAACTCTTATTTTATTATTATCCAAATTTTGTTATGACTTTTATCACCCTTTCCAAAACTTAAGATAATTGTTAATATATGTATCTAAATTTGAAATGGTTTGTTTTCCATATTCAACTGATTTTTTATTAGCTAATTCAGTTTCATTTTTATCACCATATATTTTCCATTTTATTTTTCCTGCAATATATAATGAATCATTTTTAAATTCATCAAATTTAGATTTATTTATTTCATATATTAGTCCATTTGTTTCATTTCTTTTTCTTACAAAATAACGAATAATATATTGATTTTGATAATCTTGGGAATTAGGAATTGGTTCAGATGTTTTTAATTCTAAACTATTGTATACCACAGGATTTAAATCATTCATGTAATGTTTTACTATTTCATCCATATTACTTTATTTCGTTTGATACTCTAAATTTACATTCTATTGTAGTTTCCCATTTTCCATCATCTACTTTATGTTCAACACCTGTTACTTGCCAATAACCAGTACTTTGTAACCAAGGTACAGGTGATGGATTTAGTTTTAATGCACTACCAACGGTTACTCCCGATAAACCCAATATTGTAAAACTAACACTAATTGGAACTAATGCATGTCTTCTAGCATATCCTTCCGGAAAATAAATATTTTTAACACAACTTACATCTTTAAATACACCATACATAGGATTTGCACCACTATCTCCAAATTTAGCACTTTTAGCAAATTTAATTCTGTTTTCTCCAGGTAAATGAAATGCTTGTTTCCAAGAAGTTGATACCCAATTCATTGCTTTAGTAATAAAACCGGATGTATCCTCTCCCTCGATTGGTTTTCCTGATTTTGGTGTTGCAATTTTATCTGCTAATTTCATAACAGGATCTGGATTTACTCTTGCAAACATTCTAATTCCAGGATTATCATCTTGCTGAGCAGGATCTTCTGATGGAATTGCCATCATTGCTACAATTTCTTTTGGTAAATCACAATTTATAGAAATATTTGTTACTCTACTATGTGTTCCAAATATATTAAATTGAGTTACTTTTACTTTATCTTGTGCTAAATTTAAATCTGCAATTGTATAAATTAATTTTCCATCTTTATTTGCTACTTCTCTTCTTACTAAATTAAATAAACCAGCTCCAGCAATATTTAATTCTGCAATAACTTTATCTAAAAAATCATTTACATTTTCACAACCTTTTGCTGTGTTTTTTAAAAATTCAGTATAAACATATATGTTTTTTATATGTCCCGCATTTCCACCTTTTATAGATGAATTTACACCTGCCATATTAATCTTTACTTCTGATTCTGGAAATACATGTGTTCCATTAAATGGTCCAAATGGTTGAGTTGCAGTTGTGGTTGGTGTTAATAATCTTGATTTATCGCCTGATTTAGTATCTAAAAATCCCATTGTATTAGGATTTGGAAATAAAAAATTTTCAGATACACTAATCATATTTGGATGCCCCATTGCAATTGAATCTTCCAAATCTATAATTAATTGAACTTCAGTAGGTGATGAACTTTTTTCTCTAAATTTATTAACTATTGCATTTATAGCAAATCCTAATTGAACATATACATTATCGGTTTCACCCCAAGTACTTACTTTATCTATTTTATCTTCCGTAAAATTAATAGTATAACTTTTTACTTCCTCTTCATCTGTTCCTGTACCATCTCCATCCAAATTTAATGCCTGATATACGTTAACTAAATTATCCGAATCTGTTTTTGCTTCAGTTGAACTTACTTTCTTTTTTTTATTTAATGCTAAAAATCCTGGAATTTCAGAAGGTGAGCCTAATTCTAAAGTGCAATCAACTGTTGCATCATCATTTATTTTAAAATCAAAATTAACTAAAGGTCCTGCCATCATATCAACTTCATATCCATATTTGGCTATTTGATTTTCCCAATTTGTTATATTTGCTACAATTGAAGCGGCAGTTGATAAATTATTTCCTGTAAATTTAGTATTATTATTTACCCATCCCCAACTTACCATTTGAGTATTACCAATTAATAAAAAATCTTTATATGTTGTTAATTGATTTACCGATGCAAATTTTACATGTATCTTTGCTCGTCTAATTGCTCCTAATGTTCCACTATTACCTACTTCTAATCCAGTTATAAGTGGTGGAAATCTTTCAGTATTATTTTGTGCATTTGCTAATGAAAATGATGTGTAACTATTATATCCAATTGTTTGTGCACCATTTGCAAATTTAGTAAGTTGTATAAAGGGGCTAGAACCACTAAATGTTTCTTTATTAGTGTTCTGTATTTTTTCAGCTATTTCTGATTTAAACGGTCGTATTGCTGGAAATGAACTCATAACTTTATTTTATTAAACCTGCTATTCTATTAATATCAGATGGTATTCTTAATTGTGTTCCTGCTTTTAATTTTAAATCAATATCTGTTAAATTATTAGCTGTTGCAATTACCCACCATAAAGTTGCATCACCAAAATAATGTTGTGCCAATAAATCTAATCTATCACCATCTACTGTCATTATTAATATATCAGTATCAACAGGTTCTACATATGGTAATACAATTGAATTATATACCAATCCTTTTCCTTGTTTAATTTGTGTTCCTATATTATCGTATCTTTTCATTACTATTAAATATATTAAGAATAAAAAGTGTATGTTGTATTATCAGTATTAGATACTACTTTATATGTTATATCCATTTCAAATATAAATGGTTTTTGTGAACCATCTGTTATTTCCCAAGGTGAATCATCACTTACTGTTAAATTACATTGAGATAAAAATCCATATGTAGTATTTATAATATTACCAATTTTTAATGGAACCAATTGTCCAAATATACCCAATTGTCCTTTTGGTGTTGGTAATGTAAGTTTTTTAATTTTTTCTGCTTTTGACCATATTAAATCTAATTGTGTCTTATTTTCAGCATACATTTGAAATTTAAAACTTATTTCTCTTTCCCAACTATTATAAAGATAGAATTTAAATCCACTACCAATTGGTTTTGCATCACTCCAACTTGGAGATGCGTTATCGGTTAAACCGGTAATAGTTCCTAATAATCTAATACCATTAATTGCTAAACTAACAATATCATATCCAGTATCATTTAATACATCATTTTTTCTAGTTAAATACGGATTTACACTTTGTTTAACTTTGTTTTGAGATTGTAATGAATCAGTTACAAATGCAACATCATTTGATAATATTTTATCTATATTACCGGCTGTACTTGCTTTTTGTAATGAAGTATTGTATCTTATAATATTATTTGTACCATCTGAATTTGTATATGTAATTTTATTTTCAATATCATTTTGTACATCTACACTAGGAGAGATATCATTTTTAGCACTTCCATAATATTGATTAAAATATATAGTATCTAATGCAGTTGATGTTCCTAAAAATATACTATAATTACCAGTTCCATTTATTTTTTCGTAATTATATGGATTTCCATTTTTACCATCACTTGCTTGTGATAAATAAATACTTTGTTCAAATCCATCTAATTTACTTTCTAATTTTTTATATGTAGTATTATAATAATCATCTAATCGATTTGATGACCCCTTTATTAGTCCTGCATCAATTGGATTATTTGATATTTTAGTAACTGCAATATCTGCTTCTGCTTTTCCTAATTCAAATCCTGCACCAAATGCTCCACCCAATACACCAGGTCTATTTAAAAATTGTGACTGATTTATTGCAATTTGAGAAGTAACTCCCGATTGAAATGCAAATGTAGATGGAAAATTATCAGTATAATTTATTGGATTTGGTATTTTAACCGATGGTAATTTTGGTTTCTGTAAAGTAAATTTGGTTTTATTTATCAATGCATTTGCACCAGCTGCTATTACTGATGTTGCCAATCCAATACCTTCACTAATTGCAGTATCTCTTACCTTTGCACCAAGATTTTTTAATCCTTCATTTGATTGTAAAAAGTTTCCTAATAATCCTTTATCATTTCTAATTCTACCATATAATAAATCAGTATATAATGTTCCTATAACCGTCTTTGGATCTTCTTCTGTTCCAACAATTAAATCATCTGGTAATTTTGGGTTAGTTAATTGTGAAATTGCACCACCCACTATACCACCAACAATAGGAATTTTACTTGCTAAGTTTGCACCTATTTTTACGGCCTGTTTTTTTAATGATGTAGTATCAACTTGTCCTTGTCCCATTATACGAACAATATCTGCTCCATATAATTGGGGTGTTGCCTTTAACCAATCTGCACTTTGTTTTAAATTCACATCAAATGCGTTACCCGGATCTGGTTTAATCATTCCTGCTTTTTCACTATTAGGGTCTAAACCTTTTGTGAACTGATGTGTATTTAATAATTCTAATAGTGTTGCCATAATTATGAAGGCTGTCTTTTATTGCTAATTGCTAATCCAATATTCATTTTTTTACCATCTAAATAAACGGCTATTTTGCCATCATTCATATCTTGTCTTAATCCTACAATTTCTTCTAATAATTTATCTTGATTATTTGATGCTCCACCTCCTCCACCACCAACTAAATTCATTAAAAAGCCACCACCAATTGCCAAACCAGCTAATATTGGTAATGCCGATAAACCTGCTACTGATAATAGAGCTAAAGCTCCTGCTAATGCACTAAATGCTAAAGCTAACATAAATATTTGAGGAATTACTGCTACTAATGTTTCTAATGTTTCACCAATACCACTCATTGTTATACTTAATGAACTAACACCTTGTGCAAATAATGCAGTTCCTGCTCCTACCAAATATAAAGATGCACCAAATGCTAAGAAACCACCTGCTACCAAAAATAATACACCACTTTCTGCTAATGGTGCTAACAAAGTAGTTAATCCAAACATAGCTAATCCCAATCCAACTAATGCTACACCTGCTTTTCCTAATGATGCCCAATCTACCGTATTAAATTCTTGTAATGCTTTTCCTAATACAAATACAGCTGCTGCCATAATTAACATTGCAGCTGCTCCTTTGATTGCATCATTCATATTAATTTTACTACCACTTTTCATTGCTTCTGCTGGCCCATTTCCAGGTGTATTTGCAGGTGGAGTTGCTGCTGAACCAGGAATATCTGGTTTTTTACCACCTACCAATGCTTTTAATCCATTACCCATTGATTTAAAAAATCCTTGTCCATCTTTTAATGAACCTGTAACTGCACCTACTGTATCTTTTACTATACCAAATCCTTCTCTAACTCCTTTTAATTCTTTACCAAAATCACCCATCAACATTAAGCCACCACCTAATAATTTCAACAATTGTCCACCCCAAGTATTAGTAATTGCTTCTACTCCTTCTTTCATTGAACTGAATGTTCCTTCTAATATTCCTGCTGGAGTACTAGCTCTTTGTAAATTTGCACTCATTTGTTGCAATTCATCTACTTGTACACCCAATGCTTCTGCTACTGCTTTCTTTTGGAAGTAATCCATTTTATTAAATTCTTCGATACCACCTGCTGCTTGTAATGCTTCTTTTTGTGCACCGGCTATATCACCTGCATATGCTAATTCTCTTGCTTTTCCTAAATTTAAATCTCTACCTAATAAAACACTAGCTTCCATTTCTTTTGCAACTGAATTATTGTAATCTAATAAGTTATCACTCATTTTACCTGCGGTATTTAAATTACTTCCTAATCTTGCTGCTTCAATTGCTGCTGTTGCAATATTTTTTCCACCATCTTTACTAAATAATGCAACCGTTTCTGCACTTCTAGCTATATCCTGCATAACTTGTTTAGGTGCTACACCATTTTGCATTGCCAATTCTTTAGTAGCTGCATATGTATTTAATGCCGTTTCTGATGATAATCCTTGTAAATTACCAAATGTATTAATTAACCCCGCTGCTTCATCTCCACTTAATCCCATATTTTTAGCAATAAACCCAGTATCAAATGCTAATCCACTTGATAATTCTCTTACATCACCTAATTTTGAACCTAAACTAATTACTGCTTTACCTGCTTCTTCACCTAATATTTTACTAATTGCAAATGCTTGTGTTTTAAAAGCGGTCATCTCCCAAACTGCACCACCTATTTCATCATTTACTTCTACAAATTCTTCAAAAATTTCGCCAATACCAATTGCAACTAAACCTACTTTTTGTTGCCAACCTTGCATAAAAATTTCAGCATAGGCTCCAACTTTTCTAAATATATTACCTATATTTTTTATATCACCTTGTATTTCACCGTAAATTTCTTTTGTTTCTTCTGATATATTTGAAAATTTATCTGCTACTGGAATTAATCCTTCCAATGCACTAATCATTTTAAATAATTCTAATTTTTGTTCAGTTGATAATTCAGTAGAGGTTTGTAGTGCAGGAATCAATTGTTTCATTGCACTTATTTGCCCTTGTAATGCAGTTTGCTTTGCCAAAGATTCTTCTCTATCTTCTCTACTTAATTTTGAAATGTCGATTAAATCAGTTAATGATTCATTTGCCATTTTAACAAAATTAGAACCAATATCAGATGTAAATTCATCCTTAATATCTACTATACTTTCAAATATTTTATTTGAAATATCCATAGAACCTTTCAATTGGTCGGCAAATGGTTTGTACATTGGCCCCATATCCTTTAAATTCTTACCAATTGATAGTATTGAATCTGCCTGTTCTTCCGAAGCTTTATTTGCTTCTTTTATTTTTTCAACTAATTTTTTATAGTTTTCTCTGTTTTCTCTTAGATATCCATTTATTTCTTCTAATCGTTCTGCTTCTTTTTCAGTTAATGCATTTCCTTTGGCTTGTAACTCATTTTTTATTTCCAAATCTTTCTTAATTCTGGCCATAAGTTTGCCATATGACTCTAGTTCATTTGCATTTAATCCAGATAAATCTTTTCTTTGAGCAGCCATTAATTAATTTGATTATTTTAAATGATATTTTTTCATTACTCTTTCTAATTCTGCACTATCATCTGCCATTTTTTTCATCATTTGCTTAACTTCAGGATGTAAATCTGTATTTTTTACTTTGTTGTAAAATTGTTCACCTGCTCTATTTTGCATAGATTTAAAAAATTGATCTATAATATTATAAACTAATCCTTCACTTAATTTTTTTGGGTTTTGTTCCATATCTTTGCATGATTTTATATAAATATCATATAAAACAAAAAGTTAGGAGTTTATCTTCTCCTAACTTTACTATTTGCTTTTTGTATTTGTTCTTGTTCTTTCTTTTTAATATCTGCCAATTGATTAACATACATTCTTCGTATATGTAATGGTAAATTATACACATCACCAAACGTAAATCCACCACCACCACTAAAAACCAAGAAAAATATTTCTTCGTATAGTGATTTTGTGTAATTAGGTGGTAGGGTAAAAAAAGGAAACCCCAAACGGGATAGAAAGTGCCTCCGTTTCACCCGTTAAATCAGATGTAAATTGAAATGTCATATCTAAGTCTGGAGAAATATCTTTAAAGAATGTTCTTAATGCCTTAGTATCACCTGCTAACATATTTGGAACAAACTTATTAATAAATCCTCTATCACTATTACCATCTACTTCTAAAATCATATATTTGAATCTAGTTGTAACTTCATTTCCTACACTCTTACCTTTTGTTAATCTTTCTAATGCATTTATTTCAGCTGTAATATCCTTTTCATCTTTGTGGGTAAGTAACTTAACTACTAATTTCTTTTTAGAAACAGGTAATTCCAATTCGTATCTATTAGATGAATTCAATTTACTAAAATCAACTTCTTTAGTTTGAATTTGAGATAAATCAATTGTTACTTTTTGTTTTTCACCACTAAAAGGGTCAGTTACTTCTACATCATAATCAGGACCATATCCTAACATACGAGTTGCTAAATAAACTGCATTGATATCACCTACAATTAAATCATCTGGATTAACACCAGGTTGAACCACTACTGATTCTAATAATTTTTGTAAAACTATACCTTTGTTAATTAAATTTCTATCTGCTAAAATATCTTCTTCTCTAGCAGTCATATATTTAATTTCTAATGTTCCTTTACTAAGAGGATTTGATTCTGCATATACTTTACCTTCCGATGGTAATGATATAACTTGCGTTGGAAAATCAAATGTTGCTGCTGTTTGTTGAGGTTGTGTTGGAATTGTTGGAACTCCACCTCTTTGTATACCTACGTTTTCTTCCATAATAACTTTTTGTTTGTTTTATATAACTATTTCTTTTTTATTTTTTTGTTTTTTGCATCCGGTCCTGTTGTATAAGGTTGATATGTTGTATAAGTAACATTGCTACCCGATATTGGGAAATTTGCATTTGTTGTAGTTGTTAATGAACCAGAACCCCATGATACTAAATTAGGGTTAGCAATTGAAATAGAACCATATCCTGGTGTTGTTGTAATTGCAAAATTAGGTTGTGCTGTTCCTGTATTTGGATCCCCACAATATACTTTAAATGGATTAAATGGGTCGTTTGGATATGGTGGAATATATGGAGTTGGTGTTATTGGACTCATATTAGGTGTTCCCCATCCACCTGGTCCAATAGGAGTTCCAATATTATCACTTACTTTATCTAATTCTTCTTTAATTATATCCCATTGTTTTGGTGTAGGTGAATACTCATTACAAGCAGTCATAAAACCTTTTAACCATAATGTAAATTCTACTGATGTCATACCTATATATTTGTATATATAAATATAATGAAAATAAAAAAGGGAAACAAATAATGTCTCCCTTTTCTTTTTATATCTTTTATATTAGAATTCTAAGATTGCGTAATCGTAAGTGATAGTTAATGTAATCATAACTGGATCGTTTGAACTCCAATCTACATCACCAAATTCAGCAGAAGAAATCCAAGCACCAACGATTTTCCATTGTTCTACTTTATCACCAACAGGTCCTAACATATAGAAATCGATATTCTTTTTGTAGAAATCTGCATAACCGTCTCTACCAGTGATAGATTCGTGCGATGTTCTAATCCATTCCATTACAGATTGTGCACCACTTGGTACAATTGGATCGTATAATGTAATAGTAATATCAGTCCAATTTGATTTACCTTTAATTTTTCTCTTTAAGTTGATATGATCTAATTCTACAACTTCACTTTCTAACTTAGGTCTGTTTGCAGTTTTTACCATGTAAGATGGAATACCATCAATTTCCATAATAAAACGATTTGCTAACTTTGGTTCAAAGTTGGTATAAAATATCTTATCAAATGATAATACGTCAGCCATTGTTTATTCTCCTTTACTTATTATAAGTATATCTTTTTTTAATTTATGCGTTAAAAGTTGCCCCAGTTGGTAAAACATTGAAATCAATTTGAATAAATTCAGCTGTTTTAGTTGGTTGTAAGAATATAGCACCTTGTAAGATGTTTCTATCAATTACATCTGGAGTATTGTTTGTATCATCCATTACAACTTTGAATGCGTATAAACCTTGTTTTTGTTGAATGTTTTCCAAATAAGGATTAACTACATTTAAGAATTTGTTTCTAGTATCAGTTGTATTTTGTTCGAATACTAAGTATCTACTTGTAGATGCAATGTATTTCTTAACTGCAATTAACAATCTTCTTACATTAATTCTATCTAACGCTGAAGGTCTACTTTGTAAAGTCTTTTGTCCAAATGCTACAATACCTTGTCCAGGGAATTGAGCGATTGGATTTACTTTTCCTTCGTATAAAGTATCTCTATCAGAGTGAGTTAATCTATCTAATACTGCTACTGCACCAGTGATACCACCTCTATTTAAACCTGCAGGTGCAAACCATTCAGCTGATGAAGCATCGTTAGCTGCATAAACTCTTGGTAATAATACTGAAGGTGGAACTGCAATTAATTTATTTGTGTTTGTATCAATTGTTTTAACCCAAGGATAGTAAACTGCTGTGTAGTTAGTATCTAATGATTCTGCTACTGCTACTGCATTTGCAATACCTTCTGTACTATTAGTTGTTAATGCAGTTGCATCCATAATATAGAATGTATCTGCTCTATTCTCAACCATATCCATTGCGTATTGTGTTACCGCAGGATGGTCCATATGATTAACACCCGGAGTTACTAATAAATTAATATCCCACTCATCTACATTTGATAATGCATCTAAACATTTTACATATCCTTTTGTACCATTCGCAGTTGATGTAGAACAATCTAAACCTTGTGCATTTGTTGAAGTAATATCTGCACCTTTATATGAAGGAATTGTTGGATTTAAACCATCAAAACCACCTTGGAAAGCTACATTGAATATTCTTTTTGCAACATCAGATGCTACTGAACCAGTTAATGGTAAACCAGCTACTGAATCTAATCCAAATGCTGTATTAACTCCTGTACCTGCATCAGATGGAATTGGCTTTAAATAAACTGAGTTATCAGGATTACCTTCTAAATCAATACCTGCATATACATACGTTGAACCCGTTGCATAAGTTACAGCCGGTACTAATTCATCATCACCATTAGTTGCAAATGGAATTGTATAAACATCGTGTCCATAAGGTACTGCTACCACAGGATATAATGAAGAATCTTTTGTTTCAACTCTAATATATTTAGATTTATTAGCCCAATCACCAGTTACTGTTACTTTACCATTATCATCAATTGTTTCTAATGTATCACCGATAACTCTACTAATGTAGTTTATTGAATTAGGATCTAAAGTTATATTATTATATTGTTCTAATACTGTTTGTTTTTTATCTGTATCACCATATGCTCTTACATATAATGAGAATGTACCATAATCAGAACCCGCTACTGAACCTGCTGGTTTTACATTACCAATAGTTACTTTGAATCTTGTATTTTCAACATTACCATCTGCTAAAGTATGAACTGTAAATAGGTCATATCTATTACCACCAATCAATTGAGATTGAATAGAAGGTGTAGAAGCATAAGTTGCATCACTTGCATATTGTTGTGTACCATTATATTCAATAGATAATGTAGTAGCTGAATTAAAATTAACTCCACTATTTTTAAATAATGCGTAAGTATAAGCTCCTTTTTGTCCTAATGGAGATGTACCAAATACATGCTCAATAGAAGCAGTTGAATTACTATTTAATGATGCTGAATAATTTCCAGTACCATCATTAACTACAAAATTACCATTAGTTGTACTATGAAAAGAACTTCCTGTAATTGAACCATTTTGTGTACTATACAATACACCAACTACTGCACTATTACTACCAGATGTTGCTTTAATATACGCTGAATTTTCATCTGTATATCCGCCTATACCTGCTACTCTACAAATTGTTACTAAACCAGTTTCTCTTAAATAGTTTTGAGCAGTTAATTCTGTGTAATATGTTCCATCAGCTGCACCGAAGATATCTTCTAACTCCGAAGGTGATGTTACGATTGTTGGTTTAAACGCTGGTCCTTGTTTGAAAGGTCCTACAATTGCTCCACCAATAGCTCCAACTCCTTGTGCTATGTATGATAAATCGTTTTCTCTTGTAAACACACCAGGTGATACTAATTTTTCAGCCATTTTATGTTGTCTCCTTATAAATTATGTTATAATATTCTAATATAAATATACAAATATAGTTGTAAAAATATATTATTGTTATGCTTTAGGTGTAAATTCGCCAGTATTCGTATCTAAATTACCATCTCCATATTCTTTTTGGATATTAGATAAAAATTCTTGCTCTTCTATTCCTAATTTTGTAAATTCTTCGAACATTTGTTCCTCTTTGATTTTTAATTCCTTTTGTCTTATTTGATTTCTACCAATTAAGAAAGTTAGTTCGTTGAATTTACCTTTTAGTTCTTGTAAAATTTGTAACTGTTCATCTCTAATTTTTGCCATAATCTTTATTTGTTTATTCTATATATAAATATATATTTTTATTCCCAAACACTATTAAACATATGATGTTCTTGTATGGAAGTTGTTATATATGTTACTGATTTCAGTTGAACTTAATGCTCTTTGATAGAATAAGAATCCACCTAAAGCACCAGTATTGTTCTGCATTAAATAAATATCAGAAGTACCTGTTGTAGCTGCTGATGTTGATGCGGCTGAACTAACTAATGAACCATTATTATAGAATGAAGTTGTACCATTACCTGATGTAACTGCTAACATTCTCCAACCAGTTAATGTAGTTGTTGATGATGTAGTATTACCATTTGGTGTTGATGTTAAACTCATTGTAGTACCACTTGCTGCAAATGTATAGTCTGTACCTCTACTTAATATATTACCTGCACTAGCATTTACTAATACTATAATAGTATAGCCAGCAGTTGTTGTATTAAAATATGAGTTACCAGTACCACTTGTGTTTGCTTGCTGTTTAATACCATATTTACCACTAGCAAATTGTAATGATTTTGGTGGTCCTGCATTTAAAGTTGGTGCTGCGATTGCTGGATTTGCACTACCACCTGTTAAGTTAAAACCGGTAGAGTAACCCGCTAAATCATTAAAGTTTGTACCACTTGTATATGATGCTGTAAAGTTAGCATCTAAATAACATACTAAGTTTGTCCAAGGTATTGGTGCAGTTGCACTACCTTTATTATGTGAAACAAATCCATTAGCTAAATAAGTATGTGCTACATCTACTGTGATTGTTGCAATTTCTAATGTTTTGTTAATAAATTCTACTTTACTTACTAATATATCTTCAATTTCACCTGTTTCTGAATTATATTTAACAATTTTATCACCTTCTGTTAAATCTTCTGCTCTTGTAAATTGATAGGTTTCTGTAATATCATCCCATGCAAAGAAAGGATGTGCGTGAGTTACTTTAATTTCACCATAATTGATTTGAACATATGTATCAATGAAAGAAAAATAAATATTACCAATTGTTGCATCTACTACTGCACCATCATTTGTGTTTTTATACCACCAATACCATTCACCTGGATCATTTTCAGGTAACCAAGACGGCATATCAGTAGGAACAAATGTTTTAATTGTATCACCAACATATAAATCCGCTGCTTTTACAGTAGTTCCATTTGCTAATAAAATATCAGTATCAGTACTTACACATAATGCATCAGAATTGATACCATTGTAAGAATCTACTGAATAAATTGTTTTTGTTGATGCCACATTATAGTTTGTTGCATTTATATTATAACCATCATTATATGTTGCTGTTAATGTTGTAGCATTTGAACCACTATATGTTGTACCATTTAAATTATTTGCAGTAATACCGGTTGTTGCTCCTTTTGTACCAACTGAAAAATAAGTATTATCACTTACTGTCACCAAATAGTTTGCAGCTACGGTTTTAATTCTATTATCAAACGCAATACCTTCTGTACTAAATGTAAATGTTACATTTTCCGTTGTATTTTCTACTATATAAGTAAATGGTTGTGTGATTGAAACACTATTAAATGCAAAAGAACTCATAGATACCGCTGTACCTGCTAATCCATTTGCTGCATTTAAAGATGATGATTGAGAAGTACGAGCCGTTCCACTCCATGCACCATATAATGCTCCTAAACTTAAATTTGTTTTTGCCATATTATTTTCCTTTAACTATTATAAATATCTAATAAATTTTTAACCCACATATCTCTATCCGAATACTCCAACATATATTCTTTTAATTTGTTGAACCAATGTTTTTTATATTCGTAATCACTATTCTTAATCCATTGTACAGTCTGTTCAAATTCAGTTTTACTTTCTGCTCTAAACGGATATGTCCAATCTTTCATCCAATCTTTACTTAATATAGGTAGTTTTCCATAATCAACCGCTTGAAATATTGAATATCCAAATGGTTCATAATTAAAACAACTATGTGAAATTCCCCAATCTAATCGATAAAACCAATCTAACTTTTGATAGTCAAACATATATCGTTTAGCTCTTTTGAAATTCACCCCATATCCCTTCTCCCACACATTGTTTAGTACCTTTATAGTTGTAAATAAAAAACAATCTATATTTTCTAAATACCAAACTCTCTTTCTTGTTTCAGTTCTTGCTGCAAATCCTACTTTTGTACTATCACTCAATTCTAAATTATTTGTAAATTCATAATAATTAGGAATATCTATGAAATCGTACTCTGCATGCTTTGGAGTTTGAAATAATCCTATCCAAATTCTTTTCTTAGCTGATTTAATTATATTCGTTTCCCACTCCGAGTCTGCTCCATAATGTTGCATACCAGGTGCTTCTGAAAATAATCCAGCTTTGAGAGACATATCAATTGAATTATGCATTACATAACTTTCAATCTTGTCCAAATTGTTTAGGATTGCTGAGTTAGGGTAATAGTGTCCGTGTAGTATGTGTATTCGCCGAGCACCATTTATAAGTTCATCGAACTTTTCTTTATCATCCACTTGCCAATAAATTTCGAGGGGGAACTTGTCCCCCTCAAAATCATCTGGTCTTTTTCTATGTATAAGTAGGATAGGTTTTACTTTTAAGTGAGGAACAACGTATTCTACAAAATTGTTCACCCAAACATCACTACCAGCACCTACTTTATTTCCGAAACCTGTTGTATAATATACATCATACATTCTTATAAGCTATTGTTCTTCTTTAATTTTTCTACTTCGATTGTTAAAGAAGCTATTTGTTGTTGTTGTTCTTTAATTGCTTCTACTAATAAACCAACCATTTTAGAGTAATCTAATCCTAAGAATCCGTTTTCTCTTTCAGTTACTACTTCAGGTAAAACTTCTTGAACTTCTTGTGCAATTAAACCAGTCTTAGGTGATTGTTTAGTTACTGCATCAACATCATCATTCCATTCCCAAGTCACACCATTTAATTTAGATACTTTTGATAATGCATCTGAAATTGTTACAATGTTATTTTTATGTCTTCTATCTGATGTAGAGTAAGCTACGATATCACCAGTTGCAGTTACACTTGCAAAAGTTACTGCTGATGTTGTTGCTATTGATTGTGGTAATGATAACGTTACCGCTCCAGTTCCACCACTTGCAATAACTTGGTTTGCAGTACCGGTAATTGATGTTACACCTGTATTTGTAATAGTTACTGCACCTGTTGCACCACTTACTGAAATACCGGTTCCTGCAACATTTGAAGTTACACCACTATTAGCAATTGTTACAGCTGAAGAACCATCAAATGAAGTTCCACTTAATCCAGTTCCTATTGTTAATACGTTAGTTGTAGATGCTTTAATTGTTGCACTACCACCTAATTTAACCGCACTACCATTGAAAGTTACTGTGTTGTTTGCAATTGATGAACTATAAGCACTTGCACTTGCAAAAGCCCCAGCTGCACTTGCAGAGTTTGCAGTTATAAGTATATCTTGGTTTGCATCTCTTGTGTAAATACTTGCACTATAAGCACTTGCAGATGCATATGCACCATTTGCAGAGTTTTGAGCTGTTGTTACTGTTCCAATAACCGTGTTTATAGTTGTATAGAATGAACCACTATAAGCTGAAGCACTTGCATAAGCACCTGCTGCGGCTGCGGTTGCAGTTGAAATATTTGCAGTTTGAGTTGAATCCGTAGAAGCTACTGAACTACTTAGTGAACTTAAAGCACTTGCTGCACTCGCTGAATAAGCTGAAGCACTTGCGAAAGCACCAGCTGCACTTGCAGAAGCTGCTGTAATATTTGTAGTTTGTGTACTATCAGTTGAAGCAATACTTGCAGATAAAGCTGTTTGAGAAGCTAAACTTGCAGAGAATGAAGTTGCTGCACTACCACTATTTGTTGAAATTGTAGAAGCTAAACTTGCACTATATGCTGAAGCACTTGCGAAAGCACCAGCTGCACTTGCTGAAGCATTTGTTATATTAGTTGTTTGTGTACTATCTGTTGAAGCTACTGAAGAACTTAAACTATTTAAGGCCGTTGCTGCACTTGCAGAATAAGCTGATGCACTTGCAAAAGCACTAGCTGCACTTGCAGAAGCATTTGTAATATTTGTAGTTTGAGTTGCATCTGTTGTATAAATAGAAGCACTTAATGTTGAAATTGAAGTTGCAGTTGCACTAGCTATTGAAGCAGAAGTTGCATATGTTGTTTCAATTGTATTAATTCTAGTTGCTACTGATGAACTATATGAAGCTAAACTTCCAGTTAATTCTGCAAATCCTGTAGATCCACTTACACTTAAATTAATAGGAATCCATAAAGTAGTTCCATCTTCAGTCATTACTGATGAAGTTAAGTGGTCTCCTCCTTGTCCTTTTAATATTGCATTTGCGTTAGTAGTTTGTTCTTGTCCTAATGAGCCACTATTTCTTGGTCCACTAATTAAAGCACCACCATGATATGAAGAACCACTAGATTTTTGGTAAACCCAACCTTTATTTACTGTGTCCCATAATAGAGAGCCAGTAGATTGTGTTGAACCACTATCTATAACCGCAATTCCACCAAATCTAACTGCCGGAGTTGCTGTGTTTAATAATATTGTATTAGTTCCCAATGTAACCGCACTTGCTGTTACATTTACTAATGATGAAGCACCTTGTACAACTAAATCTCCACTTACATATATAGAACCAGTTATAGTTTGTGCACCGGTAAATACGTTACCACCACTTAATTTAGCAAACGTTGAGTATGCTGAAGAACTTGCATTAGTTATTGTTGTTGCTACTGAAGAACTTAAACCACTTAAAGCAGTTGCTGCACTCGCTGAGTAAGCTGAAGCACTTGCAAATACATTAGATGTAATTGTAGTTTGTGTTGCATCTGTTGAAGCTACTGAAGAACTTAAGGTATTCAATGAAGTTGCTGCACTTGCAGAATAAGCTGATGCAGAAGCAAAAGCACCAGCTGCACTTGCCGAAGCTGCACTAATGTTAGTAGTTTGAGTTGAATCAGTAGAAGCAATTGAACTACTTAAGTTATTTAAAGCGGTTGCTGCACTTGCAGAGTATGCTGAGGCACTTGCAAAAGCACCAGCTGCACTTGCAGAAGCTGCTGTAATATTTGTATCTTGATTTGCATCTCTTGTATAAATTGATGCTGAATAAGAACTAGCACTTTGGAATGCTCCCCAAGCACTTGCAGAAGCTGCTGTGATATTTGTTGTTTGTGTTGCATCTGTTAATGCAATACTAGCTGATAAAGTTGTTTGAGATGCTGCACTTGCACTAAATGAAGTTGCTACTGAACTACTTAAATTTACAATTGAAGTTTCTAATGAAGAAGAATCAATTGTAATTGTTGCTAAAGAAGCACTTATTGAAGTTGCGATAGATGCAGATAATGATGTTTGAGAAGCTACACTTGCACTAAATGAAGTTGCTGCACTTGCACTATAAGCACTTGCACTTGCAAAAGCACCAGCTGCACTATTTGCATTTGTAATAGCTACCGTTGCTGCACTTGCTGAATAAGCGGAAGCACTTGCAAAAGCACCATTTGCACTATTTTGTGCAGTTGTGATGTTTGCAGTTTGAGTTGCATCAGTTGATGCTATACTTGCTGATAATGCTGTTTGAGAAGCTAAACTTGCACTAAATGAAG